TTCAATAGACACTGAAATGATTTAAAAGAAATGTGTCCAATTGGCCTGATTGTTGAGTACTCACGTATGAAAGTTCCTTCGTTAAGTCGTGGGTGCGAAATTGCGCAATTTTTTGTTCGCTACATGGATGGATACTGAAATGATTTACATGAAATGTGGCCTGATTGTTGAGTACTCACGTATGAAAGGTTCTTCGTAAAGTCGTGGGTGCGACATCGCGCAATTTGTTTTGCTCGATGCTAGGCTAGTGTGAGTTCGAGAGACACTCAGACACATCGGCATGCTGTAATCAATTACTCATCATCTTGTGACTCGTGTGAGTTCGAGAGACACATCGTCAATGATTCGTCATGCTATCAGCATCTTGTGGCTCGTGTGAGTTCCAGCGACACACCGGCATCCACGTGCGAAGCAACCATTCTCTCCCAAACGAAGATTTTGGAAAGATGAACAAAAGATGAAATCCGGATTTTCGAAGGAAGCACTTTTCATGGGCGTGAGTACTCGATTTGGTCTACGAACCACTGAAAAGTGCTTCCTTCGGAATCCGGAATCCGGATTTCATCACTCTGAAACGTTCTTTCGGCCTTCCAACATCTTCGTTTGGGGAGCATAAACGTACCCACGCCGGATTGGGCAAGCCCATTGACGAAGATAGCATACTGCCGAGCATGCATGGCGCTTCGTTAGGTCCTTGCCCAATCCGGCGTGGGTAAGTCTCGCAAATGTTGTTTCCCACATGGCTCGTAGACCGCTAAGCGAGCAACAAACTGCGCAATTGCAGGACCGGACCCACTTAAGGAACGCGGGTGAGTATAGCTATTGAAAAGTCGATCGAAAATCCGGATGTCATCTTTTTGTCAATCCTTGTAAAATCTTCGTTCGGGTTCCACCTAGTGGCGAGCATTCCATTGCGCAATTTACCCCTCCCAAACGAAGATTTTGGAAGGAGGAACAACAGATGAAATCCGGATTTTCGCAGCACTTTTCAAGGGCGTGAGTACTCGATTTGGGCTACGAACCATTGAAAAGTGCTGCGAAAATCCGGATTTCATCTGTTGTTCCTCCTTCCAAAATCTTCGTTTGGGGAGCATACAATTGCAGGCACCACTTAATGAATACAGTTGAGTATGGTGTGAGTACTCACGTTTGGTCCATTTTTTCACACACGTGGTAACGACCTTGCTAAAGAGTGTGCGTGTGAGTCGTGTTAAAGGGCGTGCGTGCGGTCTGTCTGTCGAAATCACAAGAAGATGATAGCATCCTTTCAAGCGGTATGGCGAACAAAAAAATGGCGCAATTTCGCACCCACTACTTAACGAAGGAACTTGCATACGTGAGTACTCAACACTCAGGCCAATTCGATACATTTCTTTTAAATCATTTTAGTGTCCATTGTATCTTGGCCTGATTGTTGAGTACTCACGTATGCAAGTTCCTTCGTTAAGTAGTGGGTGCGAAATTTATGCTCCCCAAACGAAGATTTTTGTTCCTCCTTCCAAAATCTTCGTTTGGGAGGGGTAAAATTGCGCCATTTTTTTGTTCGCCTTACCGTTCAGTGCGCGTTTCCCGGGAAGCACTTTTCAACGATTAGTATCCCAAATCGAGTACTCGACCTTGAAAAGTGCGTCGAAACCGCACTCTGAAAGGTTTGTTCGGCCTTCCAAAATCTTCGTTTGGGAGGGGTAAATTTCAACATAAATGCACCCCATGCAAAGGAATGAAATGACAGGTAGAGTTGCATTACAGTAGACTCTCTCTAAATGTAACCATCCCAAACGAAGATTTTGGAAGGTTATGCTCCCCAAACGAAGATTTTGGAAGGAGGAACAAAAGATGAAATCCGGATGTTCGAAGCATTTTTTAATTTTTCGTAGCCCAAGTCGAGTTCTCACGCCCTTGAAAAGTGCTTAGAACATCCGAATTTCATCTTTTGTTCCTCCTTCCAAAATCTTCGTTTGGGAGGGATAAAGGTAGAACAAACCTTTCAGAATGCTCTTCGAAGTTTTTTTCAAGGGAGCAAGTACTCTATTTGGGCTACGAATCGCTGAAAGTGCTTCCCCGGGAGCGCATTCTGAAAGGTTTGTTCGACCGTACCAAATCGTCGTTTGGGGAGCATAAGATGGTATTTGTAACAATCATCACATGGGCATCGCAACATCAAGATGATACGATGGATGATTATACTCGAGTAAAAAACATTTGTAAATGCGAAGAACACCATTGTCTCTGGCGTGTACCAACCATGCGCCACCACCAGTTGCACCCACGCGTCGCAATGGCTTCAGTCGACAATACGGCGGTTTACCGCCGGATTTGGTTTCGGAGCGCCTGTCTAAGCCACCAATCGCCAAGACGGGGTTGCCTGGGACTAACATGATGCCACATGTGCAGGTTGACGCACAGTCTTTCTTCGAGTTATATCACAACTTTAATGCGATCTCATCGTCGTGCAGGGACGATTCCGATAAACAAAAAATCCAACAATTACGTTACGAGTGGGAAGCGGCCAACGCGCGGTCTGCTGAGCATTTGTGGAAGTTACGAGCGATGTATCTCTTGGAGCAGTTATGGCTGGCCATGTGGTCCGCTAATATCGGGCGCTTGCAAGAATTTTGGAACCAGCAAAAGAAAGACTACCAGCAGTTGCCCCAGACGTTTTCGCTCCCACGACTCATTAAAATGAACGAGACGGTCTCCCAGCAATCAACATCGAGCTTCAATAATTGGAAGGACCAGTATCAACGCATGCAACTGTGGGCTGCCACTTGGGCATCATCATATAGATGGTATGATTTCATTCCAAGTAGACAGATCAAAGCCCTGTTGCTAGTTATTCGGGATATCAACTTTCGGTCTGTAGGCGAAGTACCGCTTGGGGGATGGGGCCGGCCGTATCACGAACTCATAAAAGACCCTACATGGAAGTGATTTAGTCAACCTTTCAGAGTCATTGTGGCGAGCAAAAAAGTCGCACTTTCACGCCTCGGGTAAAACCACGCATGAAAAACGTAGATAAGAACAGTAGATAACGAGAGACGCAAGCATTTGGGCGGTATGATGCCGCAACATCGACTCAAAAGGTCATTTAACCACCATCCGTCCAAACGGGCGTTTCCGAAAACTCAATCGTTCCAATCGGTCCATTGTGGCGAACAAAAAGTCGCACTTTCAGGCGTCGGTCGAAAGTGGTATGAAAAGGTAGATAAGAAAACTCGATAACAACAAAAGCAAGGATTTTGCAGGAAAACACATGCAAAGGTCATGAAAATGACACGCAGAGTTGAATTACGTGCATTGAAGTGCGAACGACCCTCTTGCTAGCATACTTGCGAGAATCAACGTTGCAGAATGCGTTTCCAGTGGAAGCACTTTTCGATGGTTTGTAGCCATAATCAGGTACTCACATCCTTGAAAAGTACTTCCCCGGGAAACGCAGTCTGAAACGCAGTCTGAAACGCAGTCTGAAACGCAGTCTGAAACGCAGTCTGAAACGCAGTCTGAAACGCTGGGTGGGGGCGTCCCAATTCTTCGTTTGGAGAGTATTGAATAGTATAAAGTTTATGTAGAGACGCTGATGGTGCTCAAGCGGCTCAATCGACTGCCGACAATACCCGAACACACCGAGGTGGCAAAAGTAGAGCTAAGCCAGTCGACGCGCGGTGCGATTATGACCAGCACCAATCCAAATTTGGCGTCGTTATTCGTAAACGCCAATATTTTTGAGGACGACGACTAGTTACGGAACATTTCCCATTCGGGTGGTCCAGTGTGTCGTCGTGTGTGGTGCAGGGCGCCGAACGCTCGCTCCCAAGACACGTCAGTCCGCTCGCAATTCATCCAGCGCGTTCGACTGAGTGAAACGTGGCCGTAGTCGACCAGCTCACCCGCCATGCTTGCCCCGGATAGGCTCTTGTTTGATGGATGCGTGACTCCGCCTCGTCAGGGACGGGATTGGAGGAGGAACGTCACCCAGTGAGTCAGTGACACCCACTTCATCTTCAACTGTGGGCATTGCACCTGGCTGAGCTGCGTTGAGTGCCTTCATAGTGTCGGGGACTTTAGTGCTTGCCTCACGTGCAGCCGTGCCGGCGTGGATTCTCGCCATGTTCTTGGAGTGCCTATCGACCGACAGGGAGCCACTACTTAACGAATGAAGTTGCATACGTGAGTAATCAACAATCAGGCTACTTTCCAATAGACACTAAAATGACGACGCTTCATGCATACTCGACCGCATGTTATATCTTCGTTCGAAGCACTTTTCAAGAGTGTGAGTACTCGATTTGGGCTACAAACCGTCGAAAAGTGCTTCGAAAGCGCGTTCTGAAATGTTTGTTCGGCCTTCCAAAATCGTCGTTTGGGAGGGGTAAAGTTGCCAGCAACTTTTGGCTCACTAAATCCGAAATTTCACCGGACAGCGCGCCACCCAGTTGCAGCATCCTTGTTTGAGCCCCGTCCGTATGACTACCCTCCGCCAACCGAACACTCAGTCATCGGTTTCGTTGTCAGTGAGACCGTCGTGTCCATAGCTCCTATAGGACGTGGGCGATGTTCCCATGCTTTGGTTGTCCGATTCGGCATCCAGTTCGTCCATTATCGATTTCAACTCGGACAAATGGACGACCACACGCGCCAGCGAGTCTCGCCCGTAGCCAATTGGGCTGGTCGCTGGTCGCTGGTCGCTGGTCGCTGGTCGCGGGTCGCTGGTCGCTGGTCGCTGGTCGCTGGTCGCTGGTCGCTGGTCGCTGGTCGCTGGTCGCTGGTCGCTGACCATGTTTTCATTTACATTATTTTTTAATCTTTAAATGATGCACAGCGAATCTTCACGAAAACCACACGCCAGTGTTGAGTGCGACTCTTTTCCTCGCCACACTGACTGCGGTAGGATGCGTTCTTTAAGGAACATCAACCACCGGTGACCAGTGGCCTTGGTATTGCAAGACCGCCATGTACCACAGCAAGGTCGCAAACGAGATTTCCGTGTAGCCCTTGGGCGCTTTTGCGACGAGGACGTCGACGACCTTCCTGTACCGGACGAGCCCACTCATCGGGTCGCCTTGACTGCGGATGAACAAGAGCACGTCCTCGATTTGAGACGCGAAATTACCGACCACGCTCCTGGGGTCCGCCACCAGAGCCGCCTTGGCCAACGCTCGCTTGCATCGCAGAATGTCTCCGAACGTGATGCGCCCGTGCTTGTCGGGCCGACCGAGGTGCCTCTCGTCGGTCGTGAAGTCGATGTCACGCAGAAACAGGTCCGAGTGCGACACCCCCGCCACTTGGTCTAGTTTGTAGATATCGGGCGCTCGGAGGGTGAGCGCGTTCCACCTCCCGCCTGGTTGGTTGAACGCCACCCAGGCGCCCACCGTCAACGCGACCGGCGCCGACACGCCCTTGTTCTGCAACTCGGCGCAAAAACCGAGCAGGCTCTCCGAACGGGGTCGGTGTAATCGTAGAAATGGACACTTGATGTACTTTGCGCCGTGTGCCTTGCCCATTTATTGTACACAAACTCGCTCATCCAACGAGCGAAGCCCGAGGTAGAAATGATTTAATACCGGCAGGTAACCTCGCTGGCCTCATGTTGAATGAACTAGGGTGCGACCTACTGGGTCACATCCTCTCGTTTGCGTCGTCGCATCGGGTGCTCAGCCACTGCGCCCGAGCATGCACGCAACTACGGAGCGCGTCCACGCGCATCATCCGCCAATCATACGCCGAGGAGAGTATCATGTGGGATAGCATCATCGACAAGCTTCAGATACAGGCGCACACGCGGTGTGCATGCCTGGGCGATAGGGATGGTGTGCACAAGCCACGGGTCACGTCGGTCGAGTTGATGAAGCATGTGCTCCGATGGGATGATTGCGAGCCACTTCGCAACCGCTTCATCTTCAGCCATAACGACAAGATCCGAATGCTGTTTTTTTGCGATTGTCGTGGGTGTTATTTCGAAAACCTATTGCCGTGCGGTCGAGGTGTGTCACGCGCACTGTCATCCTGCGAGCAATCACACATTGCAAAGCACTTTCATGTCAGATGGTGGGATGATACGTAGGACCCATCATCTGACAAAACGGATGCTGGCCAGCCGTCGGCAACTAGTCCCCTATTTTTCGACAATCTCCATTTTGAACATTTCGACAAAAGTGTTAACCACGAATCCAGGTTGGCACTTTTGTCGAAATGTTCAAAATGGAGATCGTCGAAAAATGGGGGACTAGTTGCCGACGACTGATGCTGGCTGATTGTGTGTAGGGAAAAAACGTCGCACTTTCAAGCCTCGGGTACGTGTCGATAACAGTGAGCGCATGCGCTGTCAAATCATTGCTTTTGTTGTTATCGATTGCTCTTGTCTATATTTTCTTGTGACATTCGACCGAGGCTTGAAAGTGCGACTTTGCCACAACACGATGATGACATATGTATGTATGTAGACTCTCATTGTAGAGTGTAAGCATCGCATATGTAGAGTAAGCATTGCACCATCAGGCTGTACAAGGCGTGCATTGAGAATTTTATGCTCCCCAAACGAAGAGTTTGGAAGGAGGAACAAAAGATGAAATGCGGATTTTCGATTGAGTTTTCAACGATTCGTAGCCCAAATCGAGAACTCACGACCTTGAAAAGTGCTTCCTTCGAAATCCGCATTTCAGCTTTTGTTCATCCTTCCAAAATCGTCGTTTGGGAGGGGTAAATTTGTCTGTCGACATCACGAGATGGTAGCACCATAGCCGCGATGTCGACAGGATGTGTGCTTTCCAGTGGTGCTTTCGAAGAGCATCGCAGCCGCCGTGCGGGGGTGCATAGTTGGTGTGTTCATGGTTGCGAACATTGATAGCATGATGATTCATGCGGTTTCTGTATAACTCACGTCACGAGTCACGTGATGATGATGGGCTCTTTGTCGATGTGCACGTCAACATAACAAGATGACATCATGATAGCACGACCATGTTTCTTTCGACAACACGAGATGAATCTTAATCTTAGATGGTCGGAGTATGACGATGTGAATGTCAATTGCGCGAGCCGTGTTAAAGAGCGTGTTCGCGAGCCGTGTTAAAGAGCGTGTTCGCGAGCCGTGTTAAAGAGCGTGCGTGCACAGGTCTTGGTTCGGTCATCCAAAATCCGTTTTTGGGTCCCAAACACGGGATCATTCCTTCAACTTCCATTGCCTTGAACCAGAAATGCCACATGATGTCCCACATCATGCCCTTCATGTTGTCGAAAGTGGCATGAAAATGTAGATGAGAAAATTACCCCTCCCAAACGAAGATTTTGGAAGGTCGGACAAACATTTCAGAGTGCGTTTTCGAAGCACTTTTCAAGGGTGTGAGTACTCGATTTGGACTACACAACGTTGAAAAGTGCTTCGAAAACGCACTCTGAAATGTTTGTCCGACCTTCCAAAATCTTCGTTTGGGGAGCATAAAAATAGATGACAACAAAAGCAATGTGTTGGGATACCTAATGGTCCTTTTCATGGCATGCGCTTACCCACCCAAATGGCTGCTATTGTTGTTATCGACGTGGGTCTCCGAATCGTCGCGATCGCTCACGTGGACGGCGTGACACTTCGAAAGGTGATCGATACGCGCCGACCCCGCTTGACTCGCGCGCCGTCCACCATGTCGGACTTTCTCGACGGCATCTCGTGCGTCCATTGGTATCGCGCATCGCCGGTCATGACATACAGCGAGTCGGCTTTCACGTAGACGTCCTCGACCAGGTCTTTGTTCCGGAACGTCATGACCGCGCCGCTCCCCAGTGTAAAGCCCCCAATCACCGGTCCGTATCCGGTGGCGTCGACGTGCTTCGAAATGCCCTGTCCGGGTTGGTAGTCGTTGACGATGCACTGGTTCGGCTCGTAATGGGCGTCGGTGAGCCCAGTGCCGATGCAAAAGTCGGCGAGAATCTGCATCAGCCCCATCAAGCACGGCGGGAGGTCGTCGCAGACGGTCCCCACTCTCCCCGACGCGTAATCGTAGGCAAACCCATAGTGTTGCACTTTGCGTGATTGGGCCGATTTGGTGACCGGCTTCCATTCGTACTTGTCCAGTTCGGCGATGATAGCCCGGCCGTCGATCCCCAGATCGGGAAGGTAAAACAGTCCTCTCACGGGCATGTTGATGGTAAGAAAAGTACCTTTATGTCATTTTTGGAAGCTCGATCACAAGATTGGGAGTTCTACCCGATTTCGGTTATGAAATGCGGATTTTTGAAGCACTTTTCAAGGGCGAGAGTTGGTTCGGCCTTCCCAAATCTTTGTTTGCGAGGGGCAGACTGTCGGTCACCGGGTTAAAACACCAACGCCCGCGTCATGGATGGGCGATTTTCCGCGAGCGGATGATATGGTATACGTGCGTACCGTCGTTGGAATCGCCGCATCGTTCGTCCACACACGACGACCCAGCGCAACGGCGACCCGTCTTGTGCCGACTGACGTGGATCGTGCGCTCGTCGTGCTCGGTCATCACCAACTTTCGTAGCGTCTCAAACTGACACAAGTGACAGTGTTCGAGGAGACATGTCGCTTGGTTCTCCGCGAGGTCCTTGAGCGCGCCATCGAAAAAGTGCATGTTGCACGCAAGCACAAACGTCGACTGTTCGTCGCCGATGAACGTGCGGTCATTGTCGCATTGAGCGAGCACGCGGTCGCCATCCGGCGGAACACGATGGACCATCACGAAGGCCTCTTCACCATCGCACGACGCGTTTCTCGTCCGAGTCTCGTACACGAGCAACACCAACGCTCCGGACGTTTCTTTGTCGTCGGGTTGAAAGGCGCAGATGCGATAGCGCAGACGGTGGTCTTTGCGCTCAAACTCGACGTACGATGCGTCGTCCGCCGCAGCATCGTTCCGACATCCATGCACGAAGACCTCATGTGGGTCATTATAGAGTGCGAGTAGCAACATGGGTGCACGCACGACCTCTTCGATGGAGCCAAAGATGAGGGGCTGCGTTCTGACGTGCAAGCTCACGCCCGATTGCTCCATCACGGTTCGCACCGCTGCGAACGTCTCTGGGAAACGCGCGTGAGGGTCGGCTGAGACGATAAAGGCGTATGCCTTCCGTGTGTAGAACTCCTTTCGTAGCTGCAACGTGCTGTACCCATGTGGAAGTTTGCTGTTGGGTGTGTACAACTCGACGCTCCAATCTGAATCGTCGACGGCGAGCGGGATCGTGTGTGCGTATAACTCGCGCATGCAACGGAAACAAAAACTGGACGAGCCCGACGTGGGCTTGCGAGGCGCCCGTCGGACCACCCGTTCGGCGGGCGTCGGGTCGACCTCGCGCGCCGATTGGCGCAGGCGGCTTTCTAGAAACTTTAGCTGCAGTTTGAGCTCAACAAACTCACATAGCAACGAGCACAACTCGGGTTCGTCTAAATGTCGAGTAAAATTGGTAATTCTACTCGACATTTTTACAGAGCATTTTTTAAGAGTGATGTTTGCCCAACGAGTCGGAGTCGGAGTCGGACCGACGCCCATGCTGGAAACAACATTCTAACGACGTATGTGAACAAGTGAACAAATGACTTTGGAGTGCATTTTGGAATACGTTTATGGATGGTTAGTTCGCCCCGCATGCTATCATCATGTGGGTTTTTTATGCTCACCAAACGAAGATTTTGGGAAGGATGAACAAAAGATGAAATGCTGATTCAGTGGCATTCAATCCGATTGTAGCCGAATCGAGTACTCACGCCCTTGAAAAGTGCTTCCCGGTGTGAATCCGCATTTCATCGTTTGTTCCTCCTTCCCAAAATCTTCGTTTGGGAGGGGTAAGTTTTACAGACATCATCATGTCACGCACGAACTTAACACGGCTGGTGTGTTTGTGTACACGAAAGCACCAGTGAGATGATATCCATTCATCTTGTGAGTTTTAACAAGACACGTCGGCATGCTATCATCATGGCATCCTCTTGTGAGTTCGACAGACACATCATCATGGTATCATCGTGTTTTGACATGACATGCATATCGACATGCTGGCATGATGCTGCACAATTGGCATGCACGCTCTTTAACACGGCTGGTATGCACGCACTTTAACACGGCTGGTATGCACGCACTTTAACACGGCTGGTATGCACGCACTTTAACACGGCTGGTATGCACGCACTTTAACACGGCTGATGAGATGCATCAGTTGGACAAACACACAAACAAATCTCATGCCATCATCATCTTGTGACTCGCAGTTGTGAGTTGGACAGACGCATCGCATGAGATGTCGACTGACTAACACGCTCTTTAACACGGCTCGCACGCACGCTATTTAACACGGCTCGCACGCACGCTATTTAACACGGCTCGCACGCACGCTCTTTCACACGGCTCGCACGCACGCTCTTTCACACGGCTCGCACGCACGCTCTTTAACACGGCTGATGCGATGAATCAGTTGGACACACACACATCTCATGCTATCATCATCTTGTGACTCTCAGAAACAGGCTGAGTTGTGTGTTGGACACCATGTGGGAAACAACATTTCCGCGAAATACCCACGCCGGATTTTGTAAGTAAATGTACGAATCCAACATACCATCTAGTATAGGATACGGTCGTAAAGTCCTTACAAAATCCGGCGTGGGTATTTCGCGGAAATGTTGTTTCCCACATGGGTTCAACTTGGACAGACGAATTGTCATGCTATCATCATCTTGTGACTCGCAGTTGTGAGTTGGTCAGACGCATCGTCATGCTCATGCTATCATCATCTCTCGCAGTTGTGAGTTCGACAGACGCATCGTCATGCTATCCTCATCTTGTGAGTTTTACAGACACATAGTCATGTGATATCGACTGACTAACACGCTCTTTAACACGGCTCGCACGCACGCTCTTTAACACGGCTCGCCGCTTGCATGCACGCCCTTTAACACGTCGGACTGTTGACTCGGACACATTCGACTGACACATCAGCATGCTATCATTGCCCATCAATGACCTCCCATCATCATCTTGTGACTGTGAAGTTGAGTCTGACACACGTCATCGTAGTCATGCTATCACCATCTGACTCGTGTGTGTTCAATATCAGCATGTATTTGGGCGACTAGTTGCTGAAAAGTGCTTCGGAAAGACGCATTGAACGAACCGTTAGACGGTCGAACATCTTTGTTTGGGAGCCACAAACGTAGTAGACTCTACTCGGACATCGAAGTGATGATTTCATGACTACTGGTCGGTCGAATCACAAGATGATAACTCGACGAGGCTCATGTCCACGTAACACGATAATGATAGCATGAAGTGTGCCGGTGCAACTCATAAGATTAGAGCATGACGATGCGTCTGTAGAAATCAAACGATGACAGCATGAAGATGTGCGCATCGAGCTGACAGGATGATGATGACATGATGATAGAATGCCCATGTGCTGACCTAAATTACAGGATGATGATAGCATGACGATGCTTCTGATATGTTGAGGGCGTGCATGCACGCCCCTTAGCGCGTCGGAACCATAATGGCATCATCATGCTGTCATCCTGTGTGCTCGACGTGCACATAAAATGCAGACGAACGTTCGAAACGGTCGAGTAACCAAGTTACTTTCGGAGTAAGCGTCTACTAAGCGACCCGTTATACCTAAATCGCGGTAAGGCGGAAGAAATGATTCAAAACCAACCGAGAGCCTCCAAAACATAACACGGATAATGAAGTCGGATACCATGGCCGTGTACACCATGTCGGCGTACAAAAAGTCGGGTGTGTTTGACCTGACCAAGCCGACGACCATCAAGTGCTTCTGGTGTCGTCATTCGTTCGACAATTTGCCGTGCGTTTGCCCCATCCAATACGACAAGGCGCTCAATCGGTACGAGACCGATGGCGTGTTTTGCTCCTATCCGTGCATAGTCGCGTACATATACGACTCGCCCAACAACATTCGCTACAAGGACTCGCTGCACTTGCTGATGCACATGTACGAGAAGACCTACGGATGTTATCCCAAAACCAACATCACTCCGGCACCGTCGTGGCAGTTGCTCGAAGACTACGGTGGGCACATGACGATCCAGCAGTTTCGAGACTCGTTCAAAACGACCATCATCGCCGAAACGGGCGTGTTGAGTCGCTCGTTCACATGCAACCCGATCACACACGAGCATTCGGTTACACCCAATTGGAACATGTGAGTGTCGATTGAGTGTGCGTAGTGTGTGTTTGTCTCGGTGTTTATCAGCGTGGCGTAATGGTCCGCATCTGCCGGGTGAGACTTCCAAGCGTCCCGGCCAAAATCTACACATCCGTATTGTGACAATCATTCCCAAATCAGAGTTGAACATCTTCGTTTGGTAGGGATATATTGATGACATGACTGCGTGCGCATCCAGCATTAAGAGTCCATCACACGTCGTGTCTTTGCGACAGTTAACATCTCCATGATAAATGTACCCTCCCACACGAAGATTCGTGAAGGACGAACCAGCCTTTCAGAAACGCGTTTCCCCGGGATTGTCCAAGGAGTGGCATTCCACTGCCTCAACCAATACGGCGAATTTTTCATATAATATTTCACGCTTCCATAAAATGCGACCCGTACTGCAACAATCCCATCCATGAGATCGCCCAAACGACGAAAACGACGAGTCGCGTCGGATTGGATTTACATTGTATCGCGCGACAAAAACGCCAGGACTGGTGAAAAGAACTATCAGCTGAAAACTGGACGTCTGTTTGAACCGGACCAGGGCGAGTATTGGAATATTGTAGGTATGCCCGGCGACCGTATCTCGACGCCCATCGGCGTATTCGAGCATGTTTCACGTCCTGGGTTTTTCGGATGGACTCCCGTGGGTGAATGAATCACGCAACACGTGGTTGCCTATGCTCGAACGCATCTGAAATAGTTGCCACCCACTTCGCTACAATAGAAGCCACCGTTATGCTCCCCAAAACGAAGATTTTGATTTTGGACCAGCCGTCGGCAACTCATCCCCATTTTTGACAAACCTGCCTTTTCGCGATTTTCCCAATTATTTCAACCACGAATCGTGGTTCACCATTTGGGAAAATAGGTTTGCTTGGCCTTCCAAAATCTTCGTTTGGGAGGGGTAAAATTTTCAACGATTCTTAGCCCAAATCGAGTACTCACCAGCCGTCGGCAACTCATCCCCCTTTTTGACAAACCTGTCTTTTCACGAATTTTATGCTCCCCAAACGAAGATTTTGGAAGGAGGAACAAAAGACGAAATCCGGATTTTCGAAGCACTTTTCAATGGATCTTGGCCCAAATTGAGTACTCACGCCCTTGAAAAGTGCTTCGAAAATCCAGATTTCATCTTTTGTTCCTCCTTCCAAAATCTTCGTTTGGGAGGTGTAAATTTCCCAAATATTTTAACCAATTCGTGGTTCCGAATGTAAGGAAATTCGTGAAAAGGCAGGTTTGTCAAAATGGGGATGAGTTGCCGACGGCTGTTTTGGACGACCAAACGTCACGTCACACCCTTGAAAAGTGTTTCGACAATCCAGATTTCATCTTGTGTCCATCCTTCCAAAATCTTCGGTTGGGAGCGTAACATGGCCGGTTTCACTGAAGATTCGACATCCGCTATTGGTCGACCGTTTGGCTTATTTTTTGACTTGTGTTTATCCTGGATGACATTGGGCTCAACTAGCCAACTAGGCGCGTGGGCGGCTATGGACCGGCTTCGTAATTTGACACGATTATTCGAGAGTGCTTACGTCCTTGAAACAAGTGCTTCTAAAATTTATCCCTCCCCAAACGAAGATTTTGGAAGGAGGAACAAAAGATGAAATCCGGATTTCGAAGGAAGCACTTTTCAAGGGCGTGAGTACTCTTTTTGGGCTACGAACCATTGAAAAGTCCGTCGAGAATCATGATTTCATCTTTGTTCATCCGTCCCAATTCTTCGTTTGGGGGAGCACAAACTTCCAAAACGCTCGATGGAAACTCTATGATAAATGGAACAAATGGATGCACTGGTCAAATGGACGACGATCGTCGACAAGCCCGAGCTGAATCCATGCTCGCAGTTGATCCCGACCAAAACGAGGGAGCGGATTCGGAAGATGCACGCCGACTGTGTGGTCGCGATTGCTACCTTGCTGGCCCGCAGGACGACGTCGGACGATGGACTCTCCGACGCGGTCGTGAAGGTTACGTCGGGCCTGTACGCCGAAATTCTCGAGATTGAGCGCATTCCATTGGTGTCCGTGGCTACCTCGCTGTACGAGCAACATCCCAATCAACCGGACGCGCAAGCGAGTGCCATCCTCGAGTTGGCGGATTACTTTCGAAAGGATGCTACATCGGGCCCAGCGGTGGCCCCAGTCTCGCCGTCGTCGGCGCGTAGGTCGTCGTCGGAGAGACTGGGCGTCGCGTGCGCGTCGGTCCGTCGGTCGGTCGCCGAGCTGTGGGCGATGGGGATGACCGGGCTGACGTGGGTTCCTCCGACGGTGAAAGTCGGGGTGGTCTTCGGCTTGCCAGGCGCCGTGACCTACCAGGCCGCGCGATTCGACGGCGTCACGGTGAACAGCGCCGTGAGCGCGCTCGTGTGCGCCGGGTCGGTATCGTGGGGCTTGGTCGTCAATCCGCCGTTACGCAACCTCATCCGCATGTGGAACGAGTTTTTGCAACACGACCTAGGGTGGTACGACGTCCTCGCCAACAAACGCCACATGTACGCCCTTTACGAGGTGCTGTGGGGGCTGTTCCCCACGCGCCAACTCGCGGCCGACCTGCGCCTCATCGGACGGCACCTTCTCATCCCCGGGTTCCACGCGTTCGCGCTCGCGCTACAGGGGCTGATGGACGTGTACGAGTCCGGTGGGGACGTCCTGCATTACCTGTGGTTCGACGTGGTGCTAGCCCATGTGTCGAGGCTGTTCTTGTTCAGCCACGCGTTCCTGCGGGCCTCGTGGGATAAGATCACCGAGTACGTGACGATTCTGACCGAGACGGCCGAAAAGGCGACGACGTGGGTGATGAAGAAGGCCCGACTCACCCTCGACTTTGTCGCGAGCGGCCTCGCCGACGGGTTGACGCGCGCGAACCAAGCGCTACAGGGCATGGTGAGCGGCCGGGTCGGCGACGCCGAGCAGATTCAACTCGACGCCGAGTACATTCAGGAGGAGCTGGAGGCGTACGAAGAGTCGGGCGACTTTGTCCGCGAGTTGACGTTCGAAGAGACCGTCGAGCTCGCTCGCGCGCGACGTGCGCCACCCACGCGCGTGTTGCCGCGACCACCCCCGCGTGCGTGGTGGAAGCACCTCACCCATGCGCTGATATCGCTCGCACCTCGCTTGTCGTTCGATACGCCCCGACCCCGAATGGACGGGGAAGACGGCCGAGCCGTCGAGCATCGATTGGCGCGTGGCGGCGCGGTGTCTGCGGTGTCGCCGCGTCGCCAATACCGGCGACGGAGAGGAGGGAGTGTCGGGGGAGGGAGTGTCGGGGGACTCGCGCCCACCCACAAATGATTTAAAAGCGCACATCGACTCTGAGCACAGAATGCTTCATGCCAAGATTGCCCGGTCCACCACCACCCACCCGACGGAGCGTTACGCGCTGTGCATCACGGCACCCGATGAGGTGGTGGCGACTGCGACGTCGTCGTCGTCGCGTCTCGCGCAGGACATTGTGTTTGTGATCGACAAGTCGGGTTCGATGTGCTCGGATGCCACGCCGGGTTTGGACGAGGGTGAGCGCGACGGCATAACGATTCTAGACTTGATAGGCCACTGCATCAAGGTTGCGGTCGAGTGCCTCGGACACGACGACCGCGTCGCGTTGGTCTGCTTCGACGAGGCGGCCCGGTTGTCGTTCCCCGCGACCAGCATGACGGACGACGTCGCGATGGCCAACATGACCGACGACAACAAGCGACTCCTCCTGAGCACACTGGACAACGTAAAGCCGAGTGGCGGGACGCAAATCTGGTCGGGTGTGAAGAAGGGGCTCGAGACGCTCCGAAGGGCCGATCCCGTCGACGGGCGACGGAACCGGTCGATTTTGGTGTTCACCGACGGCCTGGACGTCTCCAAGCCGCTCCGCGGCAACTTGCACGAGCTCAATGGCCTGCTCGGCGCCAACGCGGCGTGGAGCCATACGGTCACGATGAACACCGTCGGGTTCGGACACGCCCTCGACAGCCGCGAGTTGTTCGAGATGGCCGAGCGGCTCAATGGCACGTTCTCCCACATCCCCGAATCGTCCACCGCGGGCACCATCCTGATCAACCGTTCGGCCACCGACCTGTCGACCTACGGCAGCAACCTGCGCGTCACGATAACCACGCGCGATGGCGTCTCGTCGACTTCCAATCTGGGGGCGATTCGCATCGGCCAGACTCGCACCCACCCGATCGCCCACCCATCGCTGGACGACATCCAGACGATGTACGTGTCCGTCTTTGATGGCGCCGAGCACGTCGTGACCCCAGTGGACTTGTCGGCGGTGGTCGACGACGCGCCGACGGTGCTTGCGTGTTGGACCAAGGCCGACCTCGTCGCGACCCTCCAGGGCGTCGTCCACGCCGTCCAAACGTCGGCGCCGACCGTGGCCTTGCCGTACGGCACCGAGCAACTCGCCCAGTTTCGCACGCGACACGCGTCGAACGGCGCGGTCCACCCTTACATCCAAGGTTGCCTCGACGACGCGGGCGACCAGCTCCGCAAGGCGGTCGAAAAGGAGAAGTGGTGCAGTGCGTGGGGGCTACACTACCTGCGGTCGTACTTGCACGCCACCAGGCACGAGATCGTCAACAACTTTCGCGACAACGCGATTCAGCACTTTGCATCGAGCGCGTTCGGCGTCATGCAGCAGCACTGCGAACGGACGTTTCTGGCCACACCGCCCATCCCCCGCAGGGCGCCCGAACCGCGCGCTGCATTCGCGACACGCACGACAAGAACGAGCCCCCCGTCGACTCTCAACGCGACGGCGAACCACGCGGTCCAACCGGTTGGTATGAGCACGGCCGACTACAACGAGCGCTATTACAGCGGTGGGTGTTTTCACCCCGACGCTCCCATCGTGATGTCCGACGGGCGTGTGCTGCCGGTCGGACAAGTGCGGAAAGGGGACCAGGTGTCGTGCGGTGACGGACGCGTCGCCTCCATCCGATGCGTCGTGTGGTCGCTCGGACGTTTTGAGATGGTCACCATCGACGGATTCACACTGACCGCGACGCATCCGGTTCGCACGTCGCACCCCGACGAGGGTGGGTGGATGCACCCGAGGGACCTCACGACGAATCGTTCGGAGCACCATCGGGTCGTCAACCTGCTTCTCGACCAGCACCACGAGATTGTCGGTGCGCGTGGTGACGACCTGTCGTCGACGCTCCGATGCTGCACGTTGGCGCACGGTTTCCGCGACCCCGTCGTCGAGCATCACTACCTAGGGACCGACGACGTGGTGCGCGACCTGGAGAAAATCCCAGGGTTTTACGACGGCGAGGTGCACGTGTCGTTCACTCGCAACGATGAGCACATCTCGGGCATCGTCGATGGCCCGCATCCCGACGATTGGAACAGCGATGGCCGGAATCGCTGAAGGCCGTCGCATCCAACGCGGCAGTGCAATCTCGAGATGCGCCGCCGTGGACGGTGATAAAGGACATATCTTCTCTGATAGCATTCTCCGCAAGCACGACTGAAATGCAACGACAACATGCGCCACTCCATCAGTCGTGTGTGAGTTTGAAAAGACACGAGCATCATCCTGTACAGATTGCCGGATTGTTGCTGCCATGACGTCGCACGCCCCTTTAACACGACTCGCGAGAAGAAATGTGTCCAATTGGCCTGATTGTTGAGTACTCACGTATGAACGCTCCTTCTTTAAGTAGTGGGTGCGAAATTTACCCATCCCAAACGAAGATTTTGGAGGGAGGAACAAAGGATGAAATGCAGATGTTCGAAGAACTTTTCAAGAGTGAGAGTACTTAATTTGGGCCACTAACCATTGAAAAGTGATTCGAACATCCGCATTTCATCTTTTGTTCCTCCTTCCAAAATCTTCGTTTGGGGAGCATAAATTAAATTGCGCAGTTTTGTTCGCTATATGGCGAGCCATGTGGGAAACAACATTTCCGCGAAATACCCACGCCGGATTTTGTAAGGACTTTACGACAATAGCCTATACTAGATAGTATGCTGGATTCGTACATTTACTTACAAAATCCGGCGTGGGTATTTCGCGGAAATGTTGTTTCCCACATGGATGGCGAGTCGACAGACACATCGTTAGGTCTATCACCAATTACTTGACACGGCTGGCTCGCACGCTCTTTCACACGGACTCGAGCCTTATGCATGCTGTCATCATCACGTGAGTTCCACGACACATTGACATGCGGTATCATCATGCACTGTGGCGACTCACTGGCGAGCAACAAAATGTCGCACTTTTCAGGCCTCGGGAAAAACACGCATGAAAAAGTAGATAAGAAACTCGATAACAACAACAGCAACGATTTGGGCATTTCAATGCACGTAATTCAACTCTACTTGTCATTTTCATTACTTTTGCATGGGCTTTCCTACCCAACTCCTTGCTTTTGTTGTTATCGCGTTTCTTATCTACCTTTTCATACCACTCTCGGCCGATGCCTGAAAGTGCGACTTTCTTTTGCTCGCCACGATGGCTGGTATGCCTTCGTCCGAGTCACTGTCTGATTCTGTCTGAATCACTGTCTGACTCTGAGTCGCAGGGCGACATGCAACTACGAAATGTGCAACTTCGCACTTTATCACAATGTGAATACCATGCCACTTTTAAATCTAGCTCGCACATTCCGTTACTGTTAATTTCCGTAGTTGCATCATCATAACTTGCATGTTGCACCATGTCTGAGCCAATGTCTGAGACACATGCCATCATCATAATGTGAGTCAGTACCTAATATGTTATTTGGTCGATGCTAGGTCCGGAAAACATCTCCGAGTGCGGTTCCCCAAACAAAGGCGAATCACGCACGTCCGGTTGGAATCTGGAGATCGTCTGCATGTTTAAAGATTCGCAAATGCATAGTAGAGTGGAAGATGTCAACATGCGGCGGTCTCCCAAGCCACGAGACGGCGCTGGTCCCTGACTTTATGACAATCGCACACGCTCCCGAGACGTCCCATGAGCGTACACAGGATACCGGCAAATTTAGGACCAATCGGAGAGACCAGTTTTATACCAAGGAGAGCGTTGCAAAGGCATGCATTCAGCGTGTTCTCGTCGCATTCCCCGACGCCGGCGAGTGCCTATGGGTGGAACCGTCGGCTGGAAACGGCTCTTTCCTACACAACGTTCCGTCCTCTTTTCGCAAAATGGGAATGGACCTGGAGCCAAAAGCACCCGACATCATCGAACAAGATTACCTACAATGGACTCCACCCTCCGAAACCACCAACGCGATCGTATTCGGCAATCCGCCGTTCGGAAGACAATCCTCGTTGGCCAAGGCGTTTATTGCCAAAAGCTGCAAGTTTGCCCAAATCATCGCATTCATCCTTCCGAAATCGTTCACCAAACCAAGCATGTTCAACGCCTTCGAGACGACGTTTCACCTCGTCGAGTCGACCGAACTCGAAAGGGACTCGTTTGTCATCAATGGGTCCAAGTACGATGTGCCGTGCGTGTTTCAAATATGGCAAAAGAAGAACTTCGACCGACCGATGGACGCCAAAACACGTCCGTGTGGATTCGAATATGTCAAGTCAACGGAGGCCTGCCATATCGCCTTTCGACGGGTCGGGGGTCTGGCAGGTCGATGCTACAAAGTGGACGACACCCCACTTAGCGCCCAATCGCACTACTTTATCAGGCTGAACGCCGACGTGCAATGCAACGCCGAACGGATTATTGCGCAAATCAACCGCCACACCTTTCCAAGCAACACCATTGGTCCGCGAAGTCTTTCCAAGTCCGAGGCAAGCACGGTGATTAACGCCATCATACGTTCGGGCGCGTCTTATTCAGAAGAACCTTGAGCCCTACTCGAACTAGTCGCAGGAACATCCCCCGAGTCGTCGTCGTAGGCGCCTTCTGAGTAAGAACCATCGGCTCGTGGCGTGCGTGCCGAATCACTGCCGATGCATTTATGAGTGTGGCCGAATAATGGTAATGTTCGGCCGCTGGTATCTGGTCGCATTCTTGTCGTTAATGGCGCTTTTCACGAGCTTCTTGATATGGATCATGGTGGCGCTCATCTCTAACAACGTCGGGTCCTACACCGACGTCCTAATCTCGGTCGCGTGTCTATGTCTGAGCTTGTTGTTCTTGTTTGCGCTCTTTTTGCACTACACTCTCTATCGCACGACTGCCCTCGTCCATGTTGCCGGCGTGGACGCCACTGTCGACCAACCGTCCTTGATTACCATCCGCCCACCGGCCCAAATGAGGCACGTCGAGGTGGATGTAGACGGAGACACGCTGCATCTGCACTTTGCCGAGTCGCAGACGTCTCCCCATGCCCTCGCAATCGCCGTTTATAACACGCTGGATGATGGAGGACCGCTCACGGGCGTCCTCGTCGACACCTGAGGCTACTACTCAGGCTAGCTCGAACGAAACTGTTAAATTAAGCGACTCGGACGTGAAGGTGAGGCCGTAGACTCAACGCAGAGTCAACGCCGGACTCAACGCCGAGTCAACGCCGGACTCAACGCCGAGTCAACGCCGGACTCAACGCCGAGTCAACGCCGGACTCAACGGAGCAAGCAATGACACCGAACATGTGACCGATGTAGTATCAACATCGCAAGTAGTGCGAGTAGTGCGAGTAGTGCGAGTAGTGTGCTGTTGTTTTGTGTCATTGGTTAAATGTTTGGAAACGTTTTGCGAATGTCCTCAAAAACGGATCCACGTCGTTCGCACCCGACACAGACAAACGGCCGTACGGCATGTGTGAACCGATGTGTGAACGAACGTTTGGTCTGATTGGGTCGAATGACTCGCATCATGAGTCGCATGGCGTCGACGGCGAAGGCGGTGTCGTTCCACTCGTGCGAGAGGAGAGACGACGGACGCCACTGAGAAATCCACACGAGCCAGATGCACCGCATGTGGACGACACGATCGACCGTCCATTCGAAGGTCTCGTGTACCGAGTCTTTGAGCGGTGTGGCGACGACGAGCCCGCCACGACGTGGACGGTGTTATCCGACGACGGCTACGAGAGCGGTGATTATGAGCGTGCGACGCTCGTCCCATTCGCCCGACCGCCAAACACGGAGGAAACGATGCACCCATCGAGTAGAATGGCACCGCACGGCGTGGCCGTGAACAGTGGTCGTCCCGGTGAGGCGAAGGGCTGGTGGATGACGATGACGGTCGCCGACGAGGCGATGCCAACGCCCAGTAAGAGGACTTGCTTCGAGTTCGGCGCAGAGCGGAGGGACGGCGAGGAGACACGTCGGTCGCCGGCGTCGATTGCACCATCGGAGGGTTTCTTGCGATGCATCCCGCATGTGACGGGGGGTAGGGCATTCGCCATCACACCTGACCATGTGCACGTGGCCGAATCGATCCATGAAGTCGAGATGTCTCCGAGCATCCACGCCACGTACGTCGAACTGTCGCGCGGGGACGTACGAATCACCCCATTCCAGCACTTGTTCCACCACCATCTCACCCCTACCCAAGCGACGAATCACGCGACGCCACGAACGCCGACCACATCCATATCCGACTCGCGCACGGCAAGCGCTTCGACGGTCGTAGGCACGCACTCGTCGGCGAAAGCGCCCAACATCGCCAAAGACAGGGACCAGAAGCACGCGCATCTCAGCGCGCAACGTTCGTTGTTTTTAGAAGGAACCTGACACGCGACACTTCAAAAAAGTCGCACTTTCACGCCTCGGTCGAATGTGGCATGAAAGAACAATCAGCCGGGTGACAACAAAAGCGATGTGTTGGGAACGAAAACGCATAAAAGTGTTTAGACTTTAGTGGACCTAGAATTAGGTGCATCGAAACGCCCACGTCCTTGCTTCTCTTGTTATCGACTTTTCTTATCATCTACGTTTTCATGCGTGTTTTACCCGAGGCGTGAAAGTGCGACTTTTTGGCTCGCCACAATGGTGGAATGGTGAGTGGGGCTCGCTCGGGTGGAGAATAAAGTTCCTAGAATACACGTCGATTCGACGACCGTCTAGGGGCTCTCAGGTGCCTTGGTTGCAAACACCCGAAGAATTTATCGTTCGGTACGAACGACCCGCACGCACAAAGAACTGTGTAATGTTATGCTTTTCAAACGAAGATTTCACTTTTGGGAAGGATGAGCCGGTATGGAAAAAACATTCGCGAGACTTGCCCACGCCGGATCGGGCAAGGACTTAACGATGCGTCATTCATACTGAGTAGCATGTTATCTTCGTTAATGGGCTTGCCCAATCCGGCGTGGGCAAGTCTCGCAAATGTTCTTGCCCTCAACAATCATGCTATCACCATGTCAAGTTCAACTTCAGAGTCACAAGATGATGATAGCATGCTGATGTGTCTGTCCAAGTTGAAACAGTAACAGTCCAACTCACAAGATGATGATAGCATATCGATGTGTCAGTCAAACTCACACTGTGATGCTGTCATGATGGGTCCACCGTGTCACAGAGCGTGCATGCAACAGCAATGCGTCAATGCTGATGTGCATGTCTAGCAACGTCAGAGTCACAAGATGATGATAGCATGTCGATGTTTCAGTCGAACTCACACTGTGATGCTGTCATGATGGGTCCACAGTGTCAAAGAGCGTGCATGCGAGCCGTGATAAAGAGCGTGCATGCGAGCCGTGTAAAGAGCGTTCATGCCACAATGTAGAAAACACATGACTAGTGACATGACTCGTGACATGACTCGTGTCATGAGACACATGATGATTAGCGTGATGATGTGCATGTCTAAAACTTCAGAGTCACAAGATGATGATAGCATGCTGATGTGTCTGTCCAACTCACAAGACAAGATGATGATAGCATGTCGATGTTTCAGTCGAACTCACACTGTGATGCTGTCATGATTGGTCCACCGTGTTAAAGACCATTAAAGAGCGTGCATGCGAGCCCTTCTTCAATGGTGATGTGCATGTCTAAAAACTTCAGAGTCACAAGATGATGATAGCATGCGGATGTGTCTGTCCAACTCACAAGATGATGATAGGCACTGATAGCATGTCGATGTTTTCAGTCGAACTCACACTGTGATGATGTTATGGGTCTACAGTGTTAAAGCGTACACATGCGAGCCGTGATAAAGAGCGTGCATGCAACCGCCCTGCTAATGGACCAGGTGGGTCACCGTGCTAAAAGAACATGCATACCAGCCGTGTGAAAAGAGCGTGTATGCCAGCCTTGTTAAAAGAGCGTGCATGCCAGCCGTGTCGCGAAGATTTTGTAAGGTCGGACGAACAGTTCCCAATGCGTTTCCATGGGAAGCACTTTTCAAGCGTGTGAGTACTCGATCTTGTTACAAAAGTTGAAAAGTGCTTCGAGAATACATTCGGAAAGGTTCGTCCGAGTCGGTCCTACCTTACAAATCTTCGTTTGAGAGCGACAAATATTTGGGAACGCCTGTTCGACGTGGTATTCAAATGGGTGATTCGGGCCACGCCTCTAAGTCGCAGTTTCAGGCCTCGGGTAAAGCACGTATGAAAACGTAGATAATAACAATCGATAACAAGAAAAGCAATGATTTGGGCGTGTTCATGCCCTACAATTGACTCGAATGGTCCATTTCATTACCTTTTCAGGGGGTTTTCGTTCCCAGAAAATTGCTTTCGTTGTCATCGACGGCTTTTATCTACATTTTCATGCCACGTTCGACCGAGCCTGAAAACAGTGAAAGTGCGACTTTTGGGCAACTTTATGCTGCCCAAACGAAGATTTTGGAAGGAGGAACAAGAGATGAAATGCGGATGTTCGATGTACTTTTAAATGGTTAGTGACCCAAATAGAGTACTCACGACCTTGAAAAGTGCATCGAACCTCCGCATTTCATCTCTTGTTCCTCCTTCCAAAATCTTCGTTTGGGAGGTGTAAACTTTTAAATTGCAAGATGATACAAAGCCATGGTACGGAGCATGGGATATCGCACATGCATGCTACACACAAACGATTTGGGAAGGTCGAACAAGCCTGTCAGAATTCGTTTTCGAAGCGTTTTTCAACGTTGTGTGGCCGAAATCGAGTACTCACGCCTCTGAAAACGTCATTGAAAAGTGATTCGAACACGCATTCTGAAAGGTTTGTTGGTGCTTGCATAATCTTCATTTGGCCCACGATTTGGGGATGGTCCGTTTCACGACATTTCACGGGTTTTCATCAGATTGCCTGTATCATTAGTGCTCAGTCGACTTGCTCCATCTCGACGGCGACTGCACTCTCGGAGACGTCGGGGGCCGTTATAGCCGTCGGTTCGATCGGACCGTCGACATCTGAAAAGGTCGACCCGAGGCCACACTCGTGGATATCGCCCTTCATTCCCAGCTGCACCAACTTATACAGCCGCTCGGAGAACGCCGTGGGCTCGGCGAGCGTGAATCCGGAGGAGAGGGTGCTGGTGTCGTACAGCAACCACACGTAGTCCGCCACCGCGGCGTCGGCCGCTTGGGTCATGGCGAGCATCTCCTTGACGATGGGGTGCGACGGGTTGACCTCCATGATCTTCTTCGACGTCATGTACTGGCTCATGGACGTGTCGCGCAGGGCCTGGGCCTTCATGATGCGCTCCATGTTGGCGCTCCAACCGTACTCGCTCGTCACCAGGCAACACGGCGATTTGGACACGCGGTGACTCACCACGACCTTCTCGACGCTCTCGCCCAGCACCTCCTTGATTTTCTTGCAAAGCGGCTCGTACGCGACGATGTCGTCGGCGAGGTTACGCGAGCCCTCGAACGAGAGCCCCTCCTTGGTGCAACACACCAACTTCTTGCCCTTGTAGTCGCGCAGCTGCTGCGTGACGTACTCGTCGATCGGGTCGTCGAAGAGCAGGACCTCAAAGTTGTTGTCGACGAGCGCCTCGATGAACGGCGATTTGCGCATCTGAGGCACACTCTCGCCCGTGATGTAGTAGATCGACTCCTGCTTCTCGCTCATCCGCTCGATGTACCCGTCGAGCGACGTCGGCGTGGTCTCGTCGTGGGTCGTCGCAAAGCGCAGGTATGACGCGAGTTTCTCGCGGTGGGTTTGGTCCTCGTACACGCCCAACTTGAGGTTCTTCGAGAACGTGCCGTAGAAGGACTTGTAGTCGTCGTCGTTCTCCGAGAGCTCGTGTATCAACTCGATGGTCTTCTTGACCAAATTTTTCGAGATGAGTTTCATGATTTTGTTCTGCTGGAGGGTCTCGCGGGAGATGTTCAGCGGCAGGTCCTCCGAGTCGACGACCCCGCGCACGAACGACAGCCACTCGGGAATCAGGTCGTCGCACTCGTCGGAGATGAACACGCGCTTGACGTACAGGCGCACGTTGTTGCGCTTCTTCTTGTTCTCAAACAAGTCGAACGGCGCGCGTTTGGGGATGAAGATCACCGACTTGAACTCGACGTTCCCCTCGCACGCAAAGTGCTTCACGGCCAGGTGCTCCTCCCAGTCGTTCGTCAGCGCCTTGTAGAACGCAGCGTACTCGTCCTTCGTCACGTCGGCCGGCGTCTTCGTCCAAATAGGCGGTTGCTTGTTCTGCGTCACCCACTCGGTCGTGGTGGTTTGGACGCGCTTGGTTTTCGGTGGCTTCTGTTCGTCGGCGTCTTCTTCGTTGAGCTCCTCGATCTTCACGCGGTCGTCGTCGGCCGGCTCCTCGGGCGTTTGCACTTCGTCGGTGGTGGCGGCGGCTTCGGCGGTGGTTGCATCGTCCGTGTCTTCGACCTCTTTCTCCTCCGTTCGCGTGGTGAGCAACTCTATGGGGTAGGTGATAAACTCCGAATGACGCTTGAGGATCTGCGTCAGTTTGCTCGTTTCCAGGTACTCGTGCTGGTCGTCCTTTAGGTGCAGCACCATGCGCGTCCCACGCTTGAGCGTCTCGTCGGCGAATGGCGCAATCGTGAAGGTCCCCCCTGCCGAGCTCGTCCAGGTGTACGAACTGCTGTCGTCGTCGTGCTTGCTGTGGACGACCACCTTGTCCGCGACCAGATACGCCGAGTAAAACCCGACGCCAAACTGCCCGATCATGCTCAGGTCGGCGTTGGCCTGTCGAATCGACTCCATAAAACCCCGCGTCCCCGACTGGGCGATCGTCCCCAGGTTCTGGATGAGGTCGCTCTTCGTCATGCCGATGCCCGTGTCCTCGATCGTCAGGGTCTTTTGCTCGAGGTCGGTCGAGATCCGGATGCCCAACCGCGGTTCCTTCTCGAGTCGCTGCGCGTCCGTCAGGCACAGATGGCGAATCTTGTCGATCGCATCGGACGAATTCGACACCAACTCGCGCAGAAACACATCCTTGTTCGAGTAAAACGTGTTGATAATCAGCGACAGTAGTTGGTTGATCTCAGCTTGAAAGGCGAACGTCTCGGCACCCCCGTCCTCTACGGTCGGTGTGGCGTCGCACGTGGTGTTGGTTTCGCACGTGGTGTTGGCGTCGCACGTGGTGTTTGCTTCGCACGTGGTGTTGGTTTCGCACGTGGTGTTGGCTTCGTCAGCGGAGGTTTCCATAATATACAGAGAGTGCACCTTTTTTTAACGCACTTGCTTTGGGTATACAGGCCAATTCTATCCCCCAAACGACGATTTTGGAAGGAGGAACAAAAGATGAAATCCGGATTTCGAAGGAAGCACTTTTCAAGGGCGTGAGTACTCGATGTGGGCGACGAGCCATTGAAAAGTATATCAAAAATATGGATTTCCTCTTTTGTTCCTCCTTCCAAAATCTTCGTTTGGGAAGCATAAATTCACAGTGGACGCATGGACCGGTTGGGTGTGGTCGCAATGTCTCTCGCTCAGCGCGACGCCCACTGCGCGTTCGAGTCCCAAACTTCGAGGGCCTTGTGGGAAAACATTTTCAACGCCCCATCACCGGATTGGGCAAATGTATGCTCCCCAAACGAAGATTTTGGAAGGAGGAACAAAAGATGAAATCCGGATTTCGAAGGAAGCACTTTTCCACGGTTCTTGGCCCAAATTGAGAACTCACGCCCTTAGAAAGTACTCGAAAATCCGCATTTCATCTTTTGTTCCTCCTTCCAAAATCTTCGTTTGGGAAGGATAAAATGCTTAACAATAATCCGCCAAACGGGCGTTTCCAATTCACAATCCGCATGCGCACATTCCTTTTGTAAATGTTTGGCCGTCTTGGGTGAACTACGACTAACGACGCTTCATGCAGGTATACGACCCTACGCGTGTCAGTCTGCACTGTCAGACACATCTTCTTACCGTTGTGGTGAGTAACATCATCTTGTGAGAATGTATTGGCACATTGTCAATGATTCGTCATGCTATCATCATCTTGTGACTCGATGATATTCACATCGCCATGTTGTCATCATGAGACTTTGACTAGCACGTATATCACGACTGACCGTTAACGCGGATGGTGTGATGGTATTTCCACAGACACATCGTCATGCTATATCATCTTGTGAGTTGGAGTCTGTTGGACACGCTTTTTAACACGGCCGGTACGCACGCTCTTTAACACACGGTCTGGAACGCACGCTCTTTAACACACGGTCTGGAACGCACGCTCTTTAACACGGCCGGCATGCACGCTCTTTAACACGGGTTGCCCGGGGCTGGCATGCACGCTCTTTAACACGGCAGACCAATGAGACCATGATGACCACATCACCTTGTGACTCGAACTTGAGTTGGACAGACACAAGTCACATCACCATGCTATCATCTTGTGACTCTGAAGTTGACTCCGATTGACACCACATCATCATGCTATCATCATGTTTCTAGTGTGTGTGTGTTCGAAATGCACGTTACACCATCGAATCCGGGCTGGTATGCGCGCTCTTTAACACGGCAGACCATAATGACCGTATCACCTTGTGACTCGAAGTTTGCTTCTCCCATTGCTCCTCAAACGAAGATGTTGGAAGGCCGAACAAACATTTCAGAACGTATTTTCGAAGCACTTTTCAAGCGTGTGAGTACAGGATTTGGTCTACAAACGTTGAAAAGTGCTTCGAAAATGCGTTCTGAAATGTTTGTTCGGCCTTCCAACATCTTCGTTTGGGGAGCATAAAGCAGGGCGACATGCCACTACGAAATGTGCAACTTCGCACTTTTACCCCTCCCAAACGAAGATTTTTGAACGATGAACAAAAGATAAAATGCGGATGTTCGAAACACTTTTCAAGGTCGTGAGTACTCCATTTGGGCTACGAATCGTTGAAAACTCAATCGAAAATCCGGATTTCATCTTTTGTTCATCCTTCCAAAATCTTCGTTTGGGGAGCATAACTTTAGAACAATGTGAATACCAGGACACTTTAAAATCTAGATAGCACATTCCGTAGTTGCATGTTGCACTTAGGTCTACACTGTCATAAAGTTGAGTTGGACATACACATCGGAATGTTGTCATCATCTTGTGATTTGTAAAAACACATCAAGTGACATCAGTCACATCACCATGCTATCATCATCTTGTGAGTCTGAAGTTGACTCCGATTGACACATCATCATGCCATCATCATGTTTCTAGTGTGCGTGTGTGTTCGACATGCACGTTACCATCGAATCCGGGCGGGAATGCACGCTCTTTAACACGGCAGACCATAATGACCGTATCACCATGTGGCTAGAAGTTGTGAATTTACCCCTACCAAACGAAGATTTTGGAAAGAGGAACAAAAGATGAAATGCGGATTTTCGAAGCACTTGTCCACTGTTCGTGGCCCAAATTGAGTACTCACGCCCTTGAAAAGTGCTTCGAAAATCCGGATTTCATCTTTTGTTCCTCCTTCCAAAATCTTCGTTTGGGGAGCATAGAATTGGAGAGACAATGCACACATCGGAATGTTATATCATCATCTTGTGATTTGGACAAACACATCAGTGACATCAGTCACATCACCATGCTATCATCAATGATCATCTTGTGAGTCTGAAGTTCACTCCGATTGACACATCATCATGCTATCATCATGTTTCTAGTGTGTGTTCGACATGCACGTTACCATCGAATCCGGGCTGGCATGCAGTGCCATGAACGCTCTTTAACATGGCGGGCCCATACAGCATCATCTTGTGAGTTGGACAACTTGGACAGACACATCGGCACGTGTCCATCATCTTGTGATTTGGACAGACCAATGAGACCATCATCGGCATCATCGACGGGCCGACGACGGCATGTTATCATCGTGTGACTAGTGTGTGAACAATGAACATGCACGTGTTAACACCTAATTGCGGCATCGTCATGCGAGTTTTTCAGAAGCATCATCCGTTTACTCACAGTTTACAGTCGGTGTTCGAGACCCATCATGATATCATCGTGTGATTTCGACAAACATGTCACCATGCCGCATCGTACTCCCGCAGTCCTCGCATCGACCCCCGTCGTGGATGCGCCACCATGGGGCTCTGACGATGCACTCGTTAAACGGGATGGGTCCACTCTGTACGATGCGTGCAATGTATCTCCTCAGCGTCGAGTCGCTACGGAAGTTGTCGGCGCTGTAGCGAGCCAGCATCCGATGCGCGGAGGAGACGGGGAAAGTCGACGCGTCGCTCAGATGCTGCATCATCACGGTGCACCGCCTGGACAGTGCCATGCAGCACGCCCAGTGTGCGAGGAGCACCTCGACCGTCCGAACGTATGGTGACCCTCGGTAGTACATGGCGCTCCGAACCGCGTCGATGCAGTGGATCAGAATGTTCGTGACGGCGACTGCAGCGGGGTCGTCCTTCGTGTACGGATCAAATCCCAAGTAGGATGAGAATGTGAACGTGCACGACCGTCGCAGCGCCGAACGAAGCCACTCTAGACCAGTGAGACCACCAGCGGACGGGTCGTTGTGGTCGGCGACGCGTGGATGCGGTGGCTCGCGACAAAAGTAGCGGGTGTCGATGTCGATGAGTCGCATCTCGAGTTGCGCACCGCCACTTCCACCCTCTCGTCCAAAGCGCACGACGACATTCGCCGGACGGGTGTCGACGCACCAGATGTGCTGGCTCGCTCGGACGTACAGGTCGATCACCGCCGACTCGCCGTCGTTTTCGACATACACGCGTCGGGTGAGCGTCGGGCACTGCTCGACGTTGTCCAATGCAACGTCGTACCGCTCCATCTCGACGCCCACGCGTCCACAGGCGAATGCGTACACGGCAAACACCTCCGGGACGATGCGCAAACGCGCGAGCCGGTGCATAACACCCACCTCCCGTTGGAACTCGAGCCGCTGCTCGCGGTCGAGTGCTCGCTGCGAGATGCGCAAGACCCGTCGTCGTCGGTCATCCGCTGGAAACGTGTACACGTTGTTGAACCCGCCCGAATCGAGGAGCGTGAGCACGGTCCGTTCGATGCCTAGTGGCGTCTCGACCTGCAAGTGCAACTGAGCCACATGGGCGTACTCGCGCACGCCGCGTCGCGTAGCGGTGCCTTCCATCGTCTGAAGCGTGCGCGTTGTATGGAGCTTGCTCAGTTGGTCGACTTGGCTTTCTCCATTCCACAGACTGGCCTTTCGAACGTCGGCTACATCTTTTAAATGGCCATCGGACGATTCCGACGATTCGTCGGAAGCGTAATCGTCGGACGAGACGTAGGATGAGGATTCGTCCGACCGCGCCTCGGACGAACCCTCCGATTCGAAATATGCGGGGCGACGCTCGACTCTTCGGACATCCGCCGTCTGCGACGCACCACCTCGAAGTGCACGGTGGGGGCGAACACGTGGTCCGTTCTTCATTTTCGCGCACGGTGCACAGCGCTCACGTGTGTTCAAACGTGAGTTGAGCATTTATATAGTCGCATTTTGTCTTTCCGAATCACCGACGTGACGGCCGGCGACGTCTCACCGGCGCCATTGCTGCGAGCCAAAAAAGTCGCACTTTCAGGCCTCGGTAAAAAGCGCATGAAAACGTAGATAAGAACAATCGATAACAACAAAAGCAAGGATTTGGGCATGGTAATGCACAAAATCGACTAATACCAGACTAATGGTCCATTTCATTACCTTGGGGGGGTTTAGACCGTTTAGTACCCAAATGCTTGCCATCTAGCCACCGCATCGTTGCGGCGGCGGCACATGTTAGGTCTCACATCCACATCAAAGCAACGATTCAACCGTATCAAGCATCGAGTAGGAACGGTCTCCGGCATTGTGGCGAGCAAAAAAGTCGCACTTTCAGCCCTCGGTCGAAAGTGGTATCAAAAACATAGATAAGAACAATCGATAAGAACAAAAGCAATAATTTGGGAGTTTTCATGCATCCAAATGACTATAATTGCCCGTTTCATGGCCTTTTCATGGACGTTTCTACCCAAATCATTGCTTGTTGTGCTTATCGATGTTCTTATCTACGTTTTTCCTACCCATTTCGACCGAGGGCTGAAAGTGCGACTTTTTTGTTCGCCACACTGGTCTCCGGTCGTATCAACGTGTTTGTGTCGGCCCACTGTCGGGTCCGTCCTTCGCACGTTGTACGCACCCCGGGGGCGTAACCCGACGCACGCTCGACGTAAACATGAAATGGTATTATAATAAATGAGCATGATTTTTGCAATACCCGACGCCATTTATCACCACATGGCCTATTATTATGTGCGTCGCCGCCATTCACGTGCTCGGTCGGCGGTCCGCTTGCTTTACATGGCCATGCTTTTATCGACTCTATGGCACGTCTACTTCAAAATTCCCACCAGAGCGCAGTTGGCCTTGTCTTACGTGATCGCCGATACCATAGGACATCTGAAACGTGCGACGCGCCCGTGCGGTTGGTAGTCTTAGAGGTAGGGTGATGGTGGATTTAGAAAAATGATTCAAAAGGAACATCGCGTCGTGTCGAACGACATGCGCCGTGCCAGCGGGACCAATCGCAACACAATGCTTTTCTACTACCGAACCTCCCCCCTCGTGGCACTGAGAGGCTCGACCACGCACGTGGACGAGTCGGTGCTGTTTGTCCAAGCATGCCAACGGCCGACGACGCTGGTCGAGTACGTGTACTCTGAGCCTAGGCCGTATTGTCCACTCTGCATGCACGACACCCACCGAGCCCCCTACTGCGGGGGGGTTGTGTGCGAAACCATTCAAAGCGAGATAGAGGCGGAGTTCGCATGGACCGTCGCACAGGAAACTAGCGACGCGTCGGACGGCGATTACCCTCCAACCGAGGAACTGGAGTTGGATGGCTCTTACTAGAAGGTGGGCCAGTCCAGTCCAGTCCAGTCCAGTCCAGTCCAGTCCAGTCCAGTCCAGTCCGGCCCGGCCATCTTGGATTGAAAATTAAGATCACGTGAAGACGTGTCGACCCTAGACTCGCGTACTCTACCTCATCGACGGAGACCCTGGCACTCTAGTCGAGTGTCTATGTAGGCGTCGCCACCCACGTGGGAAACAACATTACCGGGAAATATTCACGCCGGATTTTTGAAAGTAAATGTACGAATCCAGGATGCTATGTACTATATGCGACTGTCGTAACGTCCTTACAAAATACGGCGTGGGTATTTAGCGGAAATGGTGTTTCCTTGTCACATCCGACGTGGGTGGCCACACGCTTGGAATCGTGGGGCTTGATTGGCTCGCCCCGTTACCACACGGCTGTTCGGTGCAGTGGAGTTTGGAAAGATGAACAAACGGTGAAATGCGGATATTCGATTGACTTTTCAATGGCTCGTCGCGCTAATAATCACACCCTTGAAAAGGGACTCGAGAATCTGCATTCATCCTTCCAAAATGTGCTTTCTGTCCTCTGCATAAGGACACAGAATAGATGCCTAAACCGAACCACGGAGACTCGCGTGTAGTGTGTAGTGTCCGATTGGTTAGCAACGTGCCCCATCACCAATGGCCCACCATGAGATAGGCAGCTTTTCAAGTAGGCGAGTGCGAACGTTCATCGTTGTAGGCGTCGCTTTTACATTCGGTCGGACGTTCATCGCCACGAATCATCGGAAGCGCTGAATTCGCAGGTAAGATCATTTATAAGCTGCGCCAAGTTGCTTGGGTCGGACGCCTCGTCGTCCACCGTGGTCATCAGCGAGTCGATCGCAAGTTTACACTGAAACGCACGTCTCTCCAGTGCAACGATGCGCTCCTGTACGTCTGAATCGGAGTAAGACGCACGATGGCCAGGAGACTCGGCTGGTGTAAAAGCGTCTTCGGGGTGGTTTGTCGTCGATCGTCGACGTTTCTTGATTGCATCTGGTGAAAGCACTTTGGGGCGCCCGCCAAACTGCATTTTATCCCAGTTATTGAAATGTTCCAACTCTCTCAGACGTGGTGCGAGCGCCTCGTTCTGCAGGATGTCTTCACGACGAATCCACTGGTTCTTTTTGTTGCTGTGGAACGTGCATAGAATGAACGTGTCGCCTATTCCGTCGACATCCGACTTGTGCATCCCTTTTATGTCGCCGACCAACATTGTTGTTGTCTTGTTTGATAACAAAACACCAAAAATGGAGTCCCGGATGGGGCGACGTCTCAATTATGTTTTTCAATAACGTGCACCATGGGTGCGCATGCAAGACCATCACTCCTGGGCTGGGCTGGGCTGGGTAGGACCGTTCATGTACGACGTACTCGTTCGCTCACCTTGCTTAACCAACGCCGAACGCAGGCGCTCGTGGCCCCACCGCTTCCAACTCACCTCGTCGCATCCAACGGCAATGGCAAATGTGGACGGCATTTATACTTGCATTATCGCCGCAATTTATCGGTGTTCATTCACTCCGTTCGGAAACGTGGCAAATGGAACGAAATCGCAGTTGATTATCGAACGCTCTTTTCGTGTTACAATGTAAAGGAAATGAGCTGCTTGTTCGACAGCCTCTCTGTGTATTTGCCGTATTCGGCGTCCGAAATTCGACGAAAAATATGCGACTACCTCGAGGAGAACAATACGATAGTGGAAGGCCTAGATACACATAGCATCCTCGAGCAGGAGCACGCCGGGTACGTGCCTTGGATGCGCGACCAATCCACGTGGGGTGGTGCGATCGAAATCAAAGCGGCCTGTGATATTTGGAACGTGGCGATTCATGTGCACAATGCGCAGGCGCTCAACTCTGGTGTGGTACGTTTCACCCCGAACACCGACGGCCACTCGACGACTGACGTGCGAACGCTCGACTTGCATTGGAATGGTGCGCATTATTGGGCGGCGAGCCCGCCCTGATTTCGCCCCGATGGTGTTTCAATGGACGAGACTAGCCACACACGCCTACCATTTGCTTGAGCAAGCCCGCCAGCACGCACGCGTGTCGCATCGGGCTGACGGTCGGGTGGGGTTCCATCCCGACCACCACTCCGCGCTTGATATGCAATCTGACCGACGGACCGTACAGGAACATGATAATGCACACACGATGCTTTCCATGCCGACATTTCCACCCCTTGTCTGTGTTGACAATCTCGATGCGATCGTCCTCTGAAAATGTTAGACCGTGTGCGTACACGTTCCGCGTGAGTTCGACGAACCCTCGCCACGTGCCGGATGGCTTGGACGATTGATACGCCGATTTATGGACGTACTCGCGATAGATGGTCGGATTCCACTCATTCAGGGCCATGTAGTATGGGTGTTCGGTTATCGGGACGTATCGGCCTTTCTCGTGCGTCTTGACAAGCACCTCACCAATGTGCATCCTCTTTACATTCCAATCTTTACATCAAATCTTTGCATTCCGACCATCACATAGAATGAAAATGAAAACGATAGTTTTACGGACCCCAAACGAAGCGTTGGGATGGTTACAACGGGGTGATTTGCCTACGGCTACTTTTAACCACTAATAACCATACGTGTGGATGACCGTTTCAATGCGGTCTTGCACGCTAATTTCTGCCAATGAAAACATGCATTCTACGAGGTGGAACAGCCATGTGGGAAACAACATTTCCGAGACTTACCCACGCAGGATTGGGCAAGCATGCTAACGAAGATAACATACTGCGGAGTAGGCTATCAGTCGCGTGGGTGTTTATCGATGTTCTTATCTACGTTTTTCCTACCCATTTTCGACCGAGGGCTGAAAGTGCGACTTTTTGTTCGCCACAATGCATGCAGGCCCCTTTAACACGGCTGGCTAGCATGCCCCTTTAACACGGGCCGACATGCAAGCCCCCTTTACTTTAACACGGGCCGACATGCACGCTCTTTAACACTGCTGGCTATCGACACATGCCATCGTCATAGGCATTGTGGCGAGCCAAAAAGTCGCACTTACAGCCCTCGGTCGAAAGTGGTATCAAAAACATAGATAAGAACCATCGATAATAACAATAGCAATACTTTGGGAGTTTCCATGCATCAAGTGACTATAATTGTCCGTTTCATTAAGTCGTGTGCCACTCATCCCCATTTGTTGGACAATCTCCATTTCGAACATTTCGACAAATATTTCAACCTGCATATATGGCTTACGCTTTTGTCGAAATGTTCGAAATGGAGATTGTCCAACAAATGGGATGAGTGGCACACGACTGGTTTCATTGCCTTTTCATGAACTTTTCTACCCAAATCATTGCTTGTTGTTCTTATCGATGCTCTTATCTACGTTTTTCCTACCCATTTTTCACCGGTTGTGCCACCGAAACCAACATCCCAACGCTCGCCTGTATCGTCCTTTGGTCCTGACTCCTGAGTCTTTGGACCAGTCGTGCCACACTCTCTTGTATCACCTTTCCGACCAATCATTCCGGTATCACAAGCAACTATTTGGGTCGGAAAACACGTGATAATGCCATCAATTTATTCTCCCCAAAACGAAGATTTTGGAAGGCCGGACAAACATTTCAGAGCTCGTTTTCGAAGCACTTTTCAACGTTTTCTAGCCAGAATCGGGTACTCACACCCTTGAAAAGTGATTCGAAAACGAGCTCTGAAATGTTTGTCCGGCCTTCCAAAATCTTCGTTTGGGAGGGGTAAAATTAGAGTCGATTGAGTTGCATTCAAACACCCAAGTCATTGCTGGTTGTTCTTATCGATGTCCTCATCTACGTTTTTTCATGCGTCTTTTACCGAGGGCTGAAAGTGCGACTTTTTGGCTCGCAACACTCCGCGTGGTCCAATTTCTCCGAACAAGCCACGTGTGTCCAGTGGGGCCCATCTCGCCAGTTTTACCACTCGTGCCGTTCCGAGCCCGTTCGTGTCGAAATCAGGGCTAGGGCTTCATGCAACTACGGAATGTTATGCTCCCCAAACGAAGATTTTGGAAGGATGAACAAATGATGCAATGTGGATTTTCGATTGAGGTTTCAATGGTTCGTAGCCCAAATCGAGTACTCACGACCTTGAAAAGTGCTTCGAAAATCCGCATTGTATCGTTTGTTCATCCTTCCAAAATCTTCGTTTGGGAGGGGTAAATCGGACGGTACATCGGCATCAGCGCACGTTGACCATTGTGTGCTTTTCCACAACGATTTGTTGTTGCATAGGTGAGCAGTTCCGGCGATGTTTTCTTTGTAACAATATTGCAAGGAAGGATGGGCTTACAAAACACGCTTGCGACTCCGAGTGCATGCTCCCCCAAGCGAAGGTTAGGCCTTCCCAAAAATGCGATGCGACGAGATGCATTGATGTTCTTCTGACGTTTTCTTTGTAACCACATTGCAAGGATGGGTTTACCAAACGCAGCAAACACGCAACATGCGAGATGCTGTCCGACTCCGTCCGAGTCCGTACTCCCGGACCTTGACCTGGAGGTCGACCGGTAACAACTGGGGGCATGGGGTGTCGTCGACCATGTGGCGTAGCAGTCCCACGCGAACGTTTCGATGAGCCTCTCGCGACGCGACATCGTTGCACACATTTTGAATGTGGCTTGGTGTTGGTCCAATGTGAGTAACTAAACCATACTCCCTTAGGTGGTCGCGAAATTTATGCTCCCCAAACGGAGATTTTGGAAGACCGAACAAACGTTTCAGAAGTTCAGAACACGTTTCACGGGGAAGCACTTTTCAACGTTTTGTAGCCCAAATCGAGTCCCCACGCCCTTGAAAAGTGCTTCCCCGGGAAACGTGTTCTGAAATGTTGGTTCGGTCTTCCAAAATCTCCGTTTGGGAGGGGTAAAATTGCGACATGGGAACTTTTATGCTCCCAAACGAGGATTTGGGAATGCCGAACCAACCCTTTTAGAGTGCGTTTTCGAGAATGCGTTTTCGAGAATGCGTTTTCGAAGCCCCCTGAAAAAGTAATGAAATGGACCATTCGAGTCCATTTTGGGGCATTAACATTCCAAAATACTTGCTTTTGTTGCTACCGATTGTTCGTATCTACGTTTTCGTACATCTTTTACCCGAGCCACAATGACGATCATTCGTTGTCCACTCCGACGTAACGGCGGTTGTCCACTCCGACGTAACTGCGACGTTGCGCGACGATGGCTCATGGTTGTGAGATGAAAACCGATTTAAATGTGCAAATAGACGCGACTACGCGGATGGCGTCGCGACAAAGCGGGCCATTGTACCAGACCAAATTATACCACAATCAGGTGAAGCATCGCTTGTATGAGCGTTTCACTAAACCTGGTACGCGGCTAATCGACATCGGGTGTGGGAAAGGTGGCGACCTCCATAAATGGGAGCACCTGCGCCTGCGTACGGTCTTGGCTGTAGACGTCAACCCGTCGTACATCCAAGAGGCCAAGAAACGGCACTCCAGCAAGCGCGCGATGCGAACGCAGGTGGTCTTTGTGCACGCCGATGCCTTCACGGAGGCCTTTGCCCCACGCGATGGAAGACCCTACGACGCAATGTCGTGCATGTTTTGCCTCCATTACGCTTCGCGCGACGAGTCGAGCATCCATCGGGCGTTTCAAAACGCGAGCGCAGCGCTACGACCGGGCGGTGTGTTTTTCGGGGTATGCGCCGACGGCGATGCTATAACCGCCGGTGGGGATGTCGCCAACGACCTGACTCGCATCAAGCTCCACCAACTCGACCACCCCCACCCGTGGGGTTGTTCGTATGAGTTTTCTCTGTGCGACTCGATCGTCTCGGAAGAAAACGTCGAATTCGTCACCCGTGCGTCGGACCTTGTCCAGGTCGCCGCGCAACATGGCATGCTACCGGTGCCACTCGAAGATTGCGTCGATTGGCGGACGAGCGATGGCAGACCGTTCCCCAATCTCATCGGAACGAGCGCGCAGAGCGCCGACGAGCGGGCGGTGTCGGCCATGTACTTTGCCTTTGCATTTCGCAAGTCGTAGACGGTCCTACAAAACGGCCACTTCGGCTGCAACAACGTCGAACTCACACGGTCATGCATGCCGGCCGTGCCACATGGTAATGTCACTGACGTCACAGTTACGTGTCCATCGAACTCCAAGATAACAGAATGATGATGATAGCATGCCCATCTTTGGGTCGAACTCACAAGATAATAGCATGCCGATGTGTCCGTCGAACTCACATGGTCCTGTCATTATACGCTAGCCTAAAGAGCGTGCATACAAGCCCATGTCAAAGAGCGTGCATACAAGCCCATGTTAAAGAGCGTGCATACAAGACCATGTCAAAGAGCGTGCATACAAGCGCATGTTAAAGAGAGTGCAAACAAGCCCATGTTAAAGAGCGTGCATGCAAGCCCATGTTAAAGAGCGTGCATGCACGCCCATGTTAAAGAGCGTGCATACAAGCCCAT